TCTAGATGTTCAGCTTCATCTGGAAAATTATCAATAGAAGTAGCTGCATGGTCAACTGTAGGATATGTAATGTGATATACATTTGCTGTTTGATTTGCAGTTGGTGTAGGTTTTACAAACAATGTTGCTGCATCTGAGCTATTGCTTGTAGTCCAATAAACAGGGTCAGTAGCAGTAGCATAATACATCATATTTGTTGAATCATTTGAAGCATCTCCATATGCTCCTGGAATCTTTCTGCAAGGCATATGATATCCAGAATCAGCATTTTTACGAGTCACTTGGAGCACATCTCCAACACCGTCTAAATCCATTGTTGTTGCAGCATTATTCAAAACAGTTAATTGTGCACACTTTTGTTTTAAATTTGCAGGCATTAAGGATATAACTTCTTTAGCTGCATCATTCAACCATTGATTTGCTAAAGTAGTAAAATCATCTCCTTCTTCACTTGCACTATCTAAATTTGCATCAAACTGTGTTAATGAATTTATTTGTACTCCAAAATTCCACGCCATTATCTTCTATTCCTTTCCGCAATATCTGCGTTCATTGTTGTTTGAGTAAACTCTACTTGCGTTTGTCCGCTCCAAGTTGTTCTCATATTTATATGGTCAGATATTTTACTTGAAGCACCAAACACATTCCCACACTTACATTGCTTAACAACGTTTTTAGGAACTTCAGTTTTCCTAGAACACTTACTGCAATAATATATTCTCATTCGCCTTTAAGTTTTGTAGTGTATTTTTTACCTTTATACATAAAAGTATCTTTTCCTGCTTTTCTAGCACTACTAAATGAACTTCCAAAATCAGATTTAGGTTCTGGTTTTGGTTTTGGTTTTGGTTTAGACTTGCCAACTGTAAAACCTAAATTTGTTGGCATTTTTATTTTTGGTATTTCAAGTTTTATGTTTGAAGCAGCTTCAGCTTCTTTCGATATTTTTTTACTTTTCTTTAGTGACTCTGCTTTAACTTTTTTTGCATCTCTTGCAGGTTGATTTCTATCAAATGCAGATTTTTGATTAGGCTGCGATACAACTGGTTTTTTTGCTGCTGGTTTTTTTGCTGCTGGTTTTTTATCTTTTTTTGCTTTCATTGCTTCTCTTTCTTTTTTATAATAAGCTTTTGTTTCTTCACGTTTTGCTTTTCTTGCAGCTCTTCTTTCAGCTCTTGCAGCTTTTCTTGCAGCTATCCTTTCTGCTCTTTTATCTTTAGCTGACTGTTCTCTTTCACTTAATTCTCTTTTTTTGAATCTAGGTTTAAGATTTTTATCTTCTAAAAATTTACCAACTTTTTTAACTGTTTTTTTAACACCTTCTTTAACTTTTTTTCTTTTTTTTGTCCCTTCTTCAATTCCTTTTTTCATTTTAGCTTTTCTTTTAGCTATTTTTAATTTATTTTTTTCAGCTATAGAAAGTTTTCCATCTCCATTTAAATCTCCAGCTAATCCACCTTCTTCGTATTTCATCATTTTTCCACCATGACCCATCATAGGTTTTTGCATACCTATCATATTATAACCAGTTTTGCCACCACCTGCATACTCAGTTACACTTCTATTTGCTCCATCATTCACAGGTATTCCCATGTTTTCTGATTCTGCTTTTGCTGCAGCTATTCCCTCTGGAGTGTATGGGAACTCTTTATCTCCTACTTTTGGCATTATTTTTTACTCCTATTTCTTGCATCAGTTATTGGATAATTAAATTCATTTTCACTAGGTAATTTACCATTTTCATTTATATATTCCAATACTGGCTCTGTTTTACTGTTAACTGACTTTTTCTTAATTATATATTCCCCACCTTCAACTTCAATTGGGATACCACCTTTATCATGTGATGGCCCTTTTAACTTACCACCAATTTCATAAACACCCTTACTTCTCATTGATTTTTTTAATGAATCTGAATATTTTGCTACTTGCCTACCTGATTTAGTGGCTTGTCGTTTTTTTCTATTTTCTGCAGCTTTTTGACCTGAAGACATTCCTTCTCTTACTTTTTTAGGTAAATATCTATCACCTTTCTTGCCAGATACATTATCCCATTCTTCACTTGTCCATTGGTCTAATGAACGTTGTGACTCAGCTTTGCCTCCACTTTTATATTTAGGAATAACTTTACCACCATCTTCTTTATAACCACCACCTGCAGATTTATAAGCTTTAGCAAGCATTTGTGCTTTTCTAGCACTCCATTGTCCAGGGTTTCCACCTTTTCCACCTGCTTTAATTTTATTAAATATACGCTTACGCATTTCAGGCTTAGTATAATTACCAGCCTTATTTACTGTGCTTTTCTTAGACATTAATCTATATATTCAATATGAAAAATTAATTCTAAGGCATCTGCTGAATAAGTTGGAGTGCCGCCAGATAAATATGCCCAAACATATACATCTGTTGAACCTTCATCTGCTTTAAGCAATAAATTAGGGACACTAGACTCTCCCTCTCCTGAACCTGGATTTACATAAAATAATCTTGAATTTTGAATGCCAGCACCATTTGTATTTCTTTCAGCATCAAGTTGAATAAATCCTAAAGGTTTATTTGCTTGAAAATCAGCGTCTGATATATTTGCACTTGAATTAATAGTGCCTGGTGCAGTACCTTCTTTTTCTTGAAATACAAAAAATATATCATTAGCAACAGCATTTGTATCGTCTTTATCTAATACAAACATAGCTTTTAATTTTGAAACGCCACCTCTATTTTTTACTGCATTTGGAATTTTTGTAGCAACAAACAATACATCTCCAGATGCATAAGCATCAGTTGATAATGTTGGAGTGACTCTTACTACATTTCCGCCTGGGAAACTTCCCATAACCTTCTCCTTGTTTATAAAATTATTATTGTCTTATGTAGATTCGGGAGCCACCCTTTATACGATAGCTCCCATAGTTCTACGAAACTATTAATCCTTATTGTTTTGGATTATGATTTTTGTGCTATGCCAATTATCTCTAATTTAAGCTCTAATGTATTAGCTCCTGGGTCGGCAGAAACAACAACTTCCACTTCGTCTGCTGCATTTTCTGAACTTATTAAAACACCATTGCATCTTAATAATCCTTTAAATCCAGCTCCTTCTCCACAAGCTAAAGCAGCTCCGTCAACATATCCATCGGTATCACCATCATCTCCTACATCAACTAAGTTAGTTGCATTTGAGCTAGCATTTAAAGCTGTTACTGCAATTGCCATAGGTACAAAATTATTAGGCATTCCAACAGCTGCTTCTTTGCCTGTTGTTGCACCGTTAGCTACAGTAACATAAGCTGTATACACATCCCATTTAGAGTTTTCTGATAAACCATATTCTCCAAATGAATTACTATTTGGGTTTAATGCATCACTTCTCATCTTACACACCCTCCAAATTAATAAGTGCATGAGTTTCAGGAAGACTTACCTCAAGACCTGCTTCTGTTAGAATCATGTCTTTTCTTAAATCTTCATCAGCTTGTTGCACATTAGTTGTGATTGAAGTATCTCTGTTAACACCGTTGCCAACAAGAGGTCTGTATGATACGTGGTCTAAATCAACCATTGCCATAAATCCAGCAGCAAATCCTCTAAATAAAGGTTCTGCTACAAGAGTTAAGTCACCATGAACAGTTTGCACTTTATTTACTAAATGTCCAAAAGAACCTTGACTTGCTGGGAAATTATATCTTTGGTCACCATCAGTCATTGAACCGCTTATAAAAGCACCTGAACCTAGTTTATTAAAATGCGATATTACTGGTCTTGAAGCTAAAGCTAATTTAGCTCTACTTCCACCCCTTGCAGGGTCAAATATAACTTCAAAATCAGATAACATATCATCATATGTCCATTCTGCAGCTGTATTAGATTTATAGTATGGTGCACCTTCATTATATGATAATTGAGAACCATCGTTTACAATGTTACTATAACCATTATAAATAATACTTCCAACAATACCATCTGTGTATTGAATGCCACCTGCACTACCTCTTTGCCCAAAAAGCATAGCTCTTTCAATGTCAATTTTATGTTCTCTTAATTTAAGATTCCATATTCTTTGCCATTCATCAGCATAACCTCTGTATACTGTAGCTCTAGCTGTATTAGTCATTTCGCAAGCTGTTTTAAAGATTTGAGTATATCCATAATCATTATCAAGCTCTTGTGAAAATACATCTGGAGCACCTGAACCTTGCTCAAAAGACGTACCAATTACAGTACATTTTGAATCATCAGCTAATGCAAGAGTGCTTCCTCCGATAACTGATATTGATGTTACGCTACATGTTGTTTGTGTTGCAGATGATGTATTATCAACTGAATCAATACGAACATTACATGTAGTTGGAACTGAATTGCCATCTACATCACCGATAGCAACAACCATTCCTGGTATTAACCAATCAACACCATCTCCACCTGCTGTATCAAAGATAACAGAATCTGTACTTCCTGCTGCAACTAATGTGATTCCACCTTTTAATAAAAAGCTTCTGTCAGTCATTGCAACTTTTGTTCTGTCTTCTAAGAAACGAAATTGTGAATCAGATGTTGGGACTTTACCTACTTTTGACAAATATACAAAAAATGGAGATTCTTCTGGGGATAAATCAGCGACCCTGTCGCTAAAGTCATACAGTCTACGTGTACTTAAATTAGCACTATCTACTGTATTGCCACCAGGAGTTCCAAATTTTACTTGTCCACCATTATAAGTAGCCATTATTTCTCCTTGTTATTTTACTATTATTTACAATACATTGCTTCGAGCTCCTGCTTTTATAATACCGTCCCACATTTCATCTGTTTCGCTTTTTCTAGTAGGTTGCTCACCATTTAAAACACCAGCTTGTTGAGGAACCGCCTGATTTTGACGAATACTATCAAGAGGACTTTGATTATTAGCAGCTTCAGGATTAGTTACAGCACGCCACATATTAATAGCACCATCAACACCATATTCAGCAGGATTTTTTTCAGCAAATTGTATAAATGATTCAATCTCACTATCATTTAGTCCTTTTTGACTAAGTTCAGATTTTAATTGATTTACACCTACTTGCTTTTGTAATCCTTGCATTTGTTGATTTACGCCTTGATTTATAGCTTGTTGTAGTTCCTGTTGTCGAAACTGATACGATTTAGACGATGGGTCATTATAGGCTTCCCAAGGGTCAAACTCATCTTTATCTAAAGCTATTTTTTGTTCAGCTTGTGGTTGGCCACCTTGAACCATATTTTTGATGCCTTCAACAACATCTGGTCGTGACTCCAAAAACTTACCAACTTGTTCGTATTTCTTTAGACTTTGATTTTCAGCATATAGTTTATCCTTTTCTGATTGAAAATACTTTGCTTGTGATTGCCAATCGTTAGAACTCTCTTGCTGTTGTCCACCTTCATCTTGCCCTACATTATCATTGATTTCACCTTGATTATCAAGATTTTCATTTTCTAATGCGTTATTCATTATCTATCTCCTTTTTGCAATCTCTCTTGTTTGGCTTGAGATTCACCACGTAAACGTAATTTCTCTGACTCGAGTTTAACTGCATTGGTTAGTTTGTTAGACTGTTGCATACCAACAGCCTTTTCATTCAATTTAATTTCATTTAAATTTGATTTAAATTTTTCTACTTCAGTTCTTTTTCTAGCTGATATTGACTCTCTGTGAGCTGTTTGTAAATCGCCAGATAAATTCTTAATTTGTTCTTGTGCAGAAGATAATTGTTGTTGTAATTGTTGCACAGTATCCATTCTTTGCAATACACCTTCTTTGTCAAATATATCAGTTTTCATTAATGCTTCTGTTCTATCAATAAGACCCATTTTAAATGCTTCCATGTATATTGACCATTCGCCCCATCTATTTGATGGCATTGTTGAGTTACCAATAATATTAACATCATATTGACCAATAGTTAAATCATTATGCAGCTCACCAATTGCTTGTGATTTATCATCATAAAAATTAACCATATACTCAGACATATCATTATTTGGCTGAACTATTCTAAATGTTTTCTTATATGTGTAATGTTCTTTTGCAAGATTGTATATAACTCTGCCTAATCTTTTTAAACTTCCTTCAATGTCTCTTAATTTAGACTTACTACGTCTTTGACCAAAATCTTCCATCATCATTGTTGCTGACGATGTTTGTGGTGCAGCTTCTGCATTTCCTTGCATCATTTCAAATATACCCATATTTAAATCAATATATTTTTCAATCATAGGTGGTAAGTTTAATATTGAATTAGATAAAGGAGAAGGTTGCGGAAAATGCGGTTCTCCCATTGACGGGTCATATTCAATTGTTGCATTAGGATTAGCCCAATCTCTTTCTAATTCTTCAATATCATCAACACTTCCTTGCGGTATAAGTAATTTTAAACCAGCAGATGATTGTGCATGTGACGTAATAAGTGACATTACTTTATTTAAATATTTTTGAAAATCTTTGTTTTTTCTAACATCACTCATTGGATATGGAGTATTTGTCCATATGTTTGGAACTGGCACAATCGGATATTTGTCCGTATTTAAAACATATTCATATAATACAATTTGTCCTAATGTGCATGTAATTTTAATTCTTGTTTGCATAACTTCAACAACATCAATAAGTCCGTTTTTAGCAGCTTCAATAACTTTATCATCTTCCATAAACTTACGCATATTAGCTTCATCTAGTATTCTTTCATTACCATCTTGCATATTTACAATTCTGTAATAAGGGACTTTAGTTTTTGAAAAATATTCTATAAGTTGATATTTTTGTGAGCCTTCTCCATGGTCATAATCTTTAACAACATCTGGAGTAAAAGAACCTTTAGTTCTTGCATTCATAGCTCCAGGATATGTTTCGTCTTCATAATATCCCTCAATTTCATCAATTAACATTTTACCACTTTCTTCATTAACTTCTTTTAATTGAGGATATAAATCTAATAATTGAAATTTTGTAAATATTGTTGATAGCATCATACCTGTAGCATCATCAAAATACCTGCTTCTAGCATTAGGGTCAACTACAACTCGAAAAGGGTCTACATAGCTAAACTTAACCTCACCTCTACCATAATCAGCTTCTCTATCAACATATGCATAAAAATAACCAAGACCTGTTATTGTATAATCATGAACAACTTGTTTAAATGTTTCATTTCCATCAGATATACTCCATATATATTCAAGTATACCTTTCCATACATTTGCTAAATCATTATCTGAATCTTCTCTACCTGCTGCTGAAAACTTTGGAGGTTTAGATGTAATTATTGCTTTAAACTGTTCTATAGCAGAATACAATCTGTCCATAGGGACACTTGTTTGATTTCGTGATTCTAATTCTTCTTGTTCTGCTTCGCTAAAATGATTACCTAAATAAAAATCAATATCTTCTCTTGCATGTGTCTCCCACTCTTTACGAGCATCAGACCAACGTCTCCATAATTCTCTTATCTCTTGTACTTGTTTTGTAGCCTTAATCATAACTGTTAATATAAGATATATTTATAATATAAATCAATACCTTGCTCCTGTTATCCAATTGTATCGTTTTCTAGGTTTTTTATATGAATCTCCATGTTTTTCTTTTTTTATAGTGCCAGCTTTCTTGTTCCCTTTAGCATATTGCGTTGATAGCCAAAATGCATCAATAGTATCATCATGACTTCCTTTTGGAAAATCAAGCAATTCACCAATAAATTCATGCATATCTTTCTTTAAATGCACAGCACCAGCTCTAAACATGGGCTGCAAACCTTCAAACAGCCTATCTTTCTTTTTCTGGTTACCATATCCTTTAATACCTTTTTCTATACCAGGCAAAAACTTTCCTTCTTTTTTGCTTCGTTTGTATACATAATCCCTAAGCATTTCTTGATATGATATTGTTTCAATGTTTATTCTTTTAATTTTTTTGTATCGTTCTGCAATTTTAAAAATTTGGTCGGCACAGTCCATCGGTAATACTCGCTTTCTCCAATATTCGATAACATAATAATCGTATTCAGCAGTAACACCAATAACCATGATGACGCTATAATCGTTCCTAGCACTAAGTGTCGAAGCAGGGTCAACACCCATGTAAATATTGACATATTCAGTCCTCCCATCATCCAGTTTAATATACCAAGATTCACATGCTTCATCGAACCTAACTTTGCCTTTATAAAAATTTTCTGTTATATCTTCTTCACTAAATATTTGGTCTTCAGGAGATTTAGCCTGATTCATATATTCTTGATAAAACTTACTAGGAGTTCCAGAATCAATGTAAAACTGTTTCCTTTCCTCAATTTTTTTCATAGGCCATCTAGAAGGCCATAGAGGAGTACCGTCATCTTTTATTGCTTTATGCGTTTCAATAGTCCACGAGTAATCCTCGCCTGTTTTTTGTGATGCTTGGTAATTTCTTACAAGTCCATTAAGAAATGAATCATAATGTACTATTGTTCCATTACACCATAAGAATCCACCTTTATCAAAATCAATCGCTGGATATACTGCAGCAGTTACCCAGTTTTTTATTTGTTGTCTTGCTTCAGGTGTTTTTGTATTCAACTCTGATTCAAAGTCATCTAGTATTATTCCAGTATATCTTGTAGATAATTGTTTTTTACCCCTCAATCTTTGAGAAGCACCTTTAGCAATCATTCTACAGTTATTTTTTAATACAATTTCGTTTTTAGTCCACTTATCTCCTTGCAAATCACCAAAATAGTAATGTATTGCAGGATTTTCGTATATATGCGTGGATATCCAGTTAAGGTTATCAATAGCCTGGTCTTGTGCCTCGCCAACCCAAGCGATAAATTCTGGGCTTTCTTTTTTCGCAAATAAAAACCTATGTAATACAGCACATGCTGCTAAGGTTGACTTTGCGTGGTCACGAGGCATGACAAGTGCCAATTGTTGAATATTTCTATTCAATAACAATTTTGCTACAGAAACATGAAAATCTGGTGTTGCTGACGCTAAGAAATCTTGTGGAGAAAATAATTTACCAAAAACAATAAGGTCGTTATATGCCATCTCCAGTATTTTTTCATTTTGCGAAACATCACCATTTAAATTTAAATTAGCCAATTATTAACAATTCCATTTTTTTAACGACAACGACAATCTATCTTTACCTGTATTATTACTAGGTTTTTGTCTTTTACGCATACCTTTCATTCTAGCACAAAAAGATTTTCTACGTTTTGCAGATTTACTGCCTTTTTTAAGTTTTGATGGTTTAGTAGTTACAGCAGTTTGTAATTTAGAACCAGGATTTTCTCTCCTATATGATTCAACACCTTTTTGATTTAAACCACCTTTTGGGTCTTTACCTTCACTACGTTGCCATGCAGGTGTTTTACCACCTTTAGCAAATTTCATTCTTCTAGCTTTTCCATCATTAACGGGTATCTCCGATGCCCACACATCAACTCAAGTTTTTTTCATTATTTTAATCCTTTTCTAACTGTTTTATAATATCGTGGGTCTTTTGATTCAGATTCTCCTCTCCAAGCTTCAATAAATTTATTTAAATCTTGACCAACTCTATCATATTCAAATTGCATTAATTGTTTAGCCATAAGATTGTATAATAAACTATCCTCTTCTGTAAAATCGCCTTTTTGGCCATAATCATACCTTTCCATACCTTCAACCATATCATCACCACCATATTGAAGGAATAAATCCATTTGCGGTAAATAAGTATTTTGTATCCAATCATCTAATTCTGAAGAAAATCCTACATCTTCATAGCCAGGGCCAGTTAACGCAGCTTTGTTTATTTGTACAGGGCCATATGCACTAGAGCCTGTACCTCTTGCTTGTGTTCTAATATAAGGGTCATCTAAATGTCCTGTTTCAGCATAAGCAATAGCTTTGTACAAATCATCAATATTCATTTAATTAAAAGGCATATATTTTTTTAAAAATTCGCCAACTTGATTTAATCTTGTATCTTGTACAAACTTACCCATAGTTCTTCTATATTTTTTAGCATCATCCAATAATGAAAAAAGCTCTTTTTCTTTTACAGGGTTTAAATATCTGTCATCGTATTTTTTAATAGGAGACATAAGATTATGTCTTTTTAACCGTTGTAAATGTTTTGAGTTTTTAGGAAGAAGTCTAGTTAAATTTTCTAAAAATCCGCCTGCTTTGTCAACTGCTTTAGGTACTGCTGCTGAATGTTTTATTCCAGCTCCTATTTTATTTAACATTCCTGCTGCACCCCCAAATGGCATTATCATTTCAAGTAAATCTTGCTGTGATAAACCGCTGTTAACAAGGCTTGCGTTGATTCTATCATTTATATCAGGCATTGGCCCAATCTTTTGTTCAGTCATATTTTGATTATTTTGAATTAATGAATTAATATTATCATGTGCTTTAGGTTTTGACATATCTATTAAAGCATTTACCAAACTTTTTTCATTATTCATTATTCTCTCCTATATAAATAATATCAGCCCTAGACGATTCGGATATTTCACTACACGAGTAACTTAGGGGGATAGGTAAGTTGGATACAGA